GCTGCATTTGCTAATGTTGCTCCTAATCCCATGATAATAAATTTTTACGTTCTTCGAGCTTACTTTTGAAGAAGCTCTACCTATATTTACTTGATATAATATGCTATATGCGTACTGCGCTTTTTTGGCTTTAAAAAGCGGACATAAATATTTACATCCGCCCTTTTCGCATATAGTGTTCGTAGTCGTACCCGACTAGTTGTCTCTAGTTGGATTTGGTTCAGTTACTCCTCCTTCTGTTTGACCCTCAGTTGTCTTTGGTGCTTCGGCTTCTCCCTTTTTGAGGTATTCATTCAATTTGTAGTTATTGACTCTATCCATTGCGTCCATGGCTAAAGCCCACTTGTCCGTTCGTACGTTGCAGTCATCTCTTACTCCCGCTTGTTTGGGCGTATAGATCATAGGCGCTCCGTCGGTTAACGGTTCATTTTCGTCAAGGATTCTTTGTATTTTTTTGATCAAGGTTTCACCTTTTTCTGTCATCTCGATCATTCCTTTGAAGTTGTTTACTCTTATTTTGTTAATTGTTTTCATAATTATAAGAATGGAATTTGTTTAGCACTATAGTTACCTCTTCTCGTTGCTTGCACCACTGTTTGTACCCAGAAGTTCTGACTGTCGATTGACGTGTCGGCGAAGATTTCGATGTATTTCTGTGGATCAATGTATGTGGTTAAGTCTTCGATTGTGTTTTTACTACTTACTTCGTAACGTCTGTTTAATACCATAAAGTCTAATGCTTCTCCAGCCGTAAAATCTCCGAATGTACGGTTATAGTTAGTCATGTAGTCGATCCAAGCTACTGTTTTGTTGGCTGCTAGATGTTTGATATTATTGACACTTCCTCCTCCTTCGTATACGGATGTTTCTCCGACCATTTGTTCTTGGATCAAATCTTGGTATCCGATTCCGTCTAGTGCTGGCTTATGTAGATCGTCAATTGTTTGTAAATTTAGATCAAAGTCGTTGCCTTGCGAATAGTCGATCATCGGTGTGATAGCCATCAATCCCATGATGTATCCTGGTTCTTCGCATTGATAATGTATATGTCCGTTGTTCATTGGCTTTCCTCCTCTTCCGATTGCTGCGATATCTCCTAGCGGTTGACTGCCATACTCTGTTTCTGTTGCACTTTTCGATATTACTTCATCAAATTCGATATATTGAGTCATACCTCCGATAAAGACAGGTGTTTCGGGTCTTTCGAGATATTTTCCTGCTGTGTATACTGTTTCCAACCAATCTCGATACGTACCTCCCGATATCGCGATTCTGTTCAGCATGTTGTAGACTTTCTGTTGCAAGTTTAGCGCATCCATTGTCAACTTTCCGTCATTGGCTGTGATGTCAATGCTTGTTATCTCTGTGATACCTCCTGCTCCGTCAATCCAGTCTGTTTTTACCCAGTTATTGAAGATGTCGCTGTCGTATGTTTTTAGCAACATTCCTCCTAGTTTATTACTTTGAGATGTCACTAAGTCTCCAATCATCCCTTCTAGTTCTTTTGATCCGTTGTTGGCCTCGTTTAGGTTTGTTCCATAAACTATTAGTGTTTCATTTCCTTTTTTGTGTAGTATTACATCTCTGATTTGATCAAGTAATTTTAAGTCGTATTGACCTATTTCAACTTTGATGAAATTTGCCGTCTCTTTTGTCGTGAAAAATTGGAGTATTGTTGCGTATGGGTCAGCGCTAATTTTGTTTAGAGTAATATTTGCAATTTTTGGGTTAGATGTCAGCTCACTCATTCTTTTGGTATATAAACCTCCATCACTTTCAAGTATTTTTACTTTTAAACTATTCCAAAAATTCGTGTAATCGGTTAATATTATGTTTGGTGTTATAGTAGTCGTTTTTGTTACATTTACGCTATTTTGATCTTTTCCGATAGTATATGTTCCGTTGTTACTATCATTGTATGTTTTTTGTATGTTTAGTTGTATTTCTCCTGCCCCTTTTAACATGTAAAATTTATCTTCTTGCGTGTTTGCGAAGAAATTTTTGAATATGTCAAGATATAGTAGTAGAGGAATTCCATTTTTGTATACCCCGGCGTTTGCATTTGCTCCTGTTCTTCTTGACTTACTCCATCCAAGATATTTGTACAAGGCTGATGCCGAAATGTTTGTTTTTGCGTCTGTTGCTGTTCCGTACGTTTTTGCCAACATCATTGGTAATTTAATGTCACTCATTTTCATACCAATTCCTGTTCGGTTATTGTGTAGCCAACTGTTGTATAATCGGTATCCTCCGAAAAATAGGAAATGTTGTAGTTTGAATGATCCGAACAGCGGCCCTAATGTCGGTTGGCTTAGTGTTTTATTGATCAAATTGATATCGATGATATCTCCCTTTTGACAGAGTATTTTACAGAATGGTACAAGCATTCCTACACCGATTGAGCTTCTGAATACTGTTGATATATCATGAGTAGACATGTCATAGTCTCTCATTGCGACTTTCATTTTATTGTTGTCGCCTAGTGTATTTTTCCCTAAGGTTCTAACAACTCCCATAGTTTATTCCTCCTCTTTTTTTGATGTTTTTTTTGTTTCTTCTTCCCATTGATCAGCCTCTTTGCAGGCATAGATCAGTGCTGCCACTAGATTCCAATCTGTTGCGTCAATTACTTTTTGAGCTTCTTCTTCCGATTGAAATACTTGCTTAGTAGCCAAGTGATTACCAATAGTAATGATAACTTCATCTGATTCTGCGTCTTTTTTTCTAATTTTAAATGCTTCTTTTAAGTCCATGATTTTTATTTTTTTGGGTTAATATTGATTTGTGTACTGTCAACCGAGCTGGTTGTTGTTTGTTCGGTTTTTTGAGTACTGTTACTATTATTTTTACTGACACTTAGTGACATAGTGCAACTTTGTGCTGTCAGTACTGCTGCAATACTGATGATTGCGGTACATATGATTTTAATGATTTCGTAAATGATTTTTTTCTTATCCATCTTTAAATAATTTAAGTTGTTGTTTTTCAATCCATTTTTTATATTTCTCGATTACGTCGTAAGTTTTGACACATAATAACCTCCTTTCTTGTTTAATTAATTTATATATTTTCATTATTTGATCTTCATTGATTTCCCATACTTCTTCCTCTGTACTTACGTCCATGTTAAAATAGGCGTAGGTCTTCATATTTTTAAATGTAGTAAACTCTTTGTTACGAAAGATATATTTACTCTGTTTTTTTCTCTTCTTTATCATTTTTTATCATTATTTTATTGGTTTCTACGATACATACGAGTTCGTTTATCTCGTCATTGTTTAATTCGGTTGCGATACCTATCGCTGTTTTGTACGTCCATTTTGATTCCAAGTTGAATATTACAATTTGGTTGGTTGCTTTGTTTCTTTTGATAATTGTCCAATTTGTTGCTGCCATAATTTTTGAATTTTAAATGTTAATAACTTATTGATAATATTTTGAAATTATTTCCATAGTTTTCTTTTAGATACTTTTTAGCTTGTCTCCTCGCCGCTTCTCTATTTATTGCTGTAAACCATGTTGTACAAATATCGTAGTGATTGTTTGGATATAACACTTTAAATGTACATTTGAATGCTGGGTTCCAATTATCTCTCATAATTTTTTTGTTTTTGTTGTTTCGTCAGAAACGGTTAATACTCTTGTTTTTTTTAACATTGCAAATATACGTATATATTTTGATTCTCCAAATTTTCTCTGATTCTTATAACTTTTCTTAACGTTTCCATAGCGCCAGCGACAAATGAGGGGTTCTAGGGGCATACCCCTAGAGCGTTAGCACCTTGATATCGCCAAAGGCGTATACCACGACCTTTTTGGTCGGGTACACGCCTGTCCTTAACCAGGTATTGTAGGTAGTTGCCCTTCTGTCCTTCTCTACCTTTTCCTCCCTGTAAAATTAAAATAAAGCCTGCCGCATGGTGTAGTCCGTTCGTTACGGACAAGATGTTTTCGTGAAACGAAAACTAGAAAGGACAATACTCTGCTGATAAGTATTGATACATGATATCTTCCTCTTCTCTTCTGATCTGCCTTCGTTGTGCTTTTTTTCTGTTTGTCAGATTTTGTAATTTTGCCATCCGATTGATCGCCTTTTTTCTTTCAATTTCCTCGATATTATCCTCGTGTAAACCGATTCCATTTTCATTTTTTTCTTTGAGTAATCTTTCGTAGTAATCTTTGTTCACTGTGTTAGCTCCTATTACTTCGAATCCGTTTACCCATTTCACACCTTTATCTTCGGCATATAGCCATAATAATTGCCTCTGATCATCTGTGTATATAGTTGTTTTGTAGTATCTTGGTAATGGTAGATCTTGTCCGTTATGTGTTTTATATGTAACGATTGTTTTTTCTTTATTCCATCTGTGTTTTAGTTGGTTCTCCTTTGCATAGTTTGCTCCAAGTCCTTTACTGCATAGTACTATTGATATATAATCAGGATTGTCTTCGTCCTTTTTTGTCATGTATTTTGATACATAGTTTATTGTTCTTTCATTGACATATCTTCCGTAATATTTGTATCCGTCTATCCAATTTTCGTATAATAGTTTTGTCAATTGCCATTTGGTCTGTCCTTCCCTTGCATAAAATAGTCCATGTAGGTGTATTCTTCTTGTATTGGTATGTCCTTTTTCCGTTACACACCAATGCTTTACCGACTTTCCTGTTTCTTTTCTGATTCTTTCTAGGAATAATCTGTGTATTTTTGTAATTATCTCGTTATCTTGTGATCCGTCGTTTTTAAATCCATATCTTTTACAAATATATTCATATCTTTGTGGAGATACTGTTCCTGTGAAAAACACTGCATGAGGTGTTTCTTTCAGTTGTTCGTAGTTTCTGATCCTCCATTCTCTTCTCTTTTTTTTACGGCATTCGAAGCAGTGTCCACATTCTACTTCGACATATCTGAATCTTTCGTCTGTACACACAGGCGGATTCCACCCATTCTTCCGATTGGGCAGAAACCGCTTGTTCAATACTTTTTTGGTAAAATAACACATGTTATTCGTTTGGTTTTCTGATTATTTTTTCCAGTCTCTTGAGTAGAGATTGTGCTTGCTTGAACTTGCTTAAAGATTCTATAATCTCCGACATCTGCTCGATTCCTCCGAAGATCCATTCTCTGAGGTTTTTTTGGTTTTCGTTGTCTAGATGTCCTTTTCCGAGTTCATAGTCTTTTGCGATTTTGTCCACCATAGCTGCTGCTTGTTCTTTCGCTGCCTCAGCCGTCATTCTCCTTGTTATCATGTCGTAGTAGAAATTCTCTACTTCTTTTTGGATCTTTCTTGCGGTGTTGTAGTTGACGTCTACGATCGAGTTTTGTACAGCTCCTTCTTTTTGCAATAACGCTATCTCCGACACTAGTTTTGCCACTCTTTCCTCTTGAGTTTCGTCTAGATACTTTGTGTTCAGCATCTCTTGATTCCAGAGTTCGACTGCTTTCTGTGCATTGGCGCTTGCTTCCGTTACGTTTGCCGCTGCTATATTTTCCTTGCTTATTTGGATTCTATTTTCAATTTCCTGCCATTTATTTTCAAGATCCTGCCCTTTTGTGTCTACTCCTGCGATTTTGTTTGCTTCTGCCAATGTTTTGGCTGTTTCAGCGCTTGCAAGCCTATTTTGAGCCTCTATCTGCTTTAGTTGTAGTCCCATTGCTTGTTGTTGTAGTGCTGCTTCTACAGGATTCATTTTCAGTCCGCTTGGCTGCATTCCATCTCCTCCCGATGTGCTTGCTGCTTGTCCTCCTCCGTTGCCGTACATAAGACCTACGCTTAGCCCTGCCTTTTCCATTTCTTGTCTTTGAGCTCCAAAGTTGGTGTCTTTCCACATTTGAAGATTCCGTCTATATTCAGCGTCTGCTGCCTGTTGTCCGTAGTTGTATTGCAGACCCATTCCTTCTTTTTCATACTCCCATGCTTGTTGCATTAGTCTCTGTTGATTTTTGAATCCGTTATTGTTTCTTTTGAATAGACCTCCTAGCAGTCCTAGACCACCACTGACTATTGATC